GTGCGTTTTGTTTTTTCTCGTATTTTGACATTTACTTTCCTGGATCAAATGTTCTAACTCCATCAACTGTAATTCTACCATAGAACCTGTTGTTCACCATCTTCTTCGCGTATCTGGTCATAATACCTTTGATTGGCGTGAAGTTGAATGGGTTATACATTGTAGGTGTTAATTGTAGAGGTACGTACGGTGCGTAAACATAACCTGTGTCTAACAATGATGTTCCTTTGTGTCCAATCAAAACTGTGTTTGCTGGGAAGTAAGGGTCACGGTATACTTGGTAACGTCCTGCAAGAGTACCTACTCTTTCAATACCCATGTTGTATTGATCTTGATCAGGAGATGCGTTAGATACGTGGAAGTATTCTAAATCATCAAAGATTGCTGAAATTTCAGAAGATACAACGATCCAGTTAGCTCCACCTCTCAAAGTAGATTTGTGGATTTGAGCTGAGATTTGGTTAATCGCAGTAATCAAAGTTTGATTCCAATCTTTTTGAGTGTATTGTGTTAATGGATTTGCTGTAGTACCTCTTTTCCATCCGTTGTAATCCCAACGTAAGTTCCAAGCCGCTCCTTTACGTAAGTCACGTAAAATTTCACGGTCAATCTCTGCCGCCACTTGTTCAGACAATAAAGCCGTTAATTCAGCTTCAGCGTCGATGTTATGGAATGCAGAAACGTCTTGTGCCAATTCAGGTGACCATTGTGCTCTTAGTTTTCTTTCAGTTACAGAAACAGTTACTGATTCTAAATCAAATGAAACCTCACCAATTTGGTCTTCAAATTCCATTTCTTTGTACACTCTAAATGTAGTAGTGAATTGTGTACCTACAGTCGCAGTACCAGCAACCGTTAATGTTAAACCTGAGTAACCATCTAATGATGCTGCTCCGATTGAACATGGTTGTTGTAAATCGACTTCTAAGTAGATTAAACCTGTAGCATCACAAAGATTATCATACGCTCCACCATTTCCGTAAGGTGATGAACCGTAGAAATTGGTTGTTGTTTGTGAACCGTATTGTACAATACCTTTACCATATTTTTGAGTTACAACTCTAAATAACAAGTCACCTGAACCCATTCCTGAGAATGCACCTGTAGATACTGCGTTAACTCTTAAATCAGAAAGGAAAGCTTCGTTATCCATTTCTTGTCCATCAGGACCGATTAATTTACCTGCTCCTGCAGAGGAGAAACCTGACATAACGATTAATGCTTTTCTATAAACAGGTCCTCCGTCAGTACCACCTGATGTTGTACCACCTGTTAAAGTGTAAGCTGTAGGTACCATATTTCCAGCTGACCATGCAACTGTAGTAACTCCAGTTGAAGTGATTGCTGAGAATGTTCCTTTTGAATAATCAAAAAGTCCTGCTGGATCTAATCCTGGTTCAGTACCTTCGTAAAATCTATCATAAAGGTTTTTATCGTTTGCTCCGTAACCTGCTTGAGATTGTGTTTGAGTTGGTCCACCATCAGCACCAATCGGAGCATAATGATTACCACCACCTGCAGCGTTTGTACCACCATTTTGGTAAGATTGAATTTTAGGTACAAAGTAGAACAATTTACCGATAGGTAAGTTCATTGCTTGTACAGAAACTAAATCGTTAGCCAATAATTTAGAGAATACACGTCTTACGATAGGAAATACTACAGTTTCGAAAGAACCTGAACTATCTGTTGACGATGCTTCGTTAATCAAATGTGACGCTTGGTTTTCATATAACTGCGCCATATTTTCTTTAATGTGACCTTTAAGGCCATCTAGGAATCCTAAACGATCCCATTTGTTAATTGTATCTTCTTTGATAACTTTAAGGTGTTTTAACCCGATGTTACCAACAAGACCTGATTCTAATAATGCTCCCATTTTTTTGGTTTTTTATTTTTTTTTAGTTTATTTAATTTTTGTCATCAAATCCTTCATTCTCATGAATTGAGGATTCTCATACGTTTTACTTTCTATTAAATTAGTAGACGACCCATTCTGTGGTGTTTTTGATACTTTTCTCTCTATAG